TGACTTGTAACTGAGTTTACAAACCGTGTGTAATTATTAAAATTTGAAGTCATCGAACTTTGCTTTAGATTCCTCTGATTTAGTATACTCTACTGTCTCAGCAGTGTCAAGGATGTCAGTTTGTGCTGACTGTTCACAATCATACAATCTCATTTTTGCACGATCAATACCCACAACAAATCTCTTGTTCATGGTCGGATCATTGTACCTATTCTTGAGTTGTTTGACCATTATTTGATCAAGTTCTTCCATATCTTCGGTGCTGACCAGAGCGAACATAAGATCAGCAGTAGCTGGAAGACCAAAGCTTTCTGAAGTGTCAGTAAGATTAGGGTCGCTACTAGCAAAGCCAGACCTTGTAGTTTGCGTTGCCGAGACGATTGGTAATGCTGCTTCAACAGCAAGTCCTCTAAGTTCTTCAGCGATTGCTTTGACATATGAATAAGAATTGACGTTTACTGCACTCCTATACCTTGATGAAGCACAGATGTTTAGGTAATCTATGAATATTATATCTGGTACGAAGGATTTTTTCAACTTCAACTCTTGCAATAGTGCTTTGAAGTGACCACAGTGTGCTGATGCAGTAGGATACTCCTTGATAATCAGTTTACCTGTTGTTTTTGCAGCAAGTTTATCAATCTTCTTATGAAATGTAGTCTGTGGTAATTCTGCTATGTCCTTGATGTTAGTGTTCAATAAATTTGCATCTATCCTCTCTGCAATCTTCTCTTCTGCCATCTCAAGAGTAATGTATAGGACATTTTTACCCTGTGTAAGACAAGAACTAGCAACGTGACACATGAATAGAGACTTACCAACACCAGTACCAGCGAGAGCGATATTGAGAGTCTTATCAGATAACCCACCTGACGTAATCTTGTTGAAATATTCAAGGTCAAAGGGTGTTTTGTTTTCAATTTTGTGGTAGTAAGCATAACGATCCTCCGCATCGTCTATGTAATCATGACCAACATGTTGATCGAATCCAACTGCTAGTGCATCAGATAATATACTAGGAATTGCATCCCTATTCTTCTTCTCATCTTGTCCATCAGCAATCTTGATGCTCTCCATCAGAGCATTGTATATCGCTCTCTCTTTACACCATGCTTCAGTGGTATCATAGACCCACTCTTTCTTATATTCATTCCCTCCTAGTGCATTGATGAGTTGTTCTGTTGATTGAAACTCATCCTGTGTAAGATCTGTTCTCTTACCCACCTCAATTTGTAACACCTCTTTGGTAGGTAGACTGTCATATGCTTTGAGAAATGTTTCTATCTCTTCAAAGACAACTTTGTCTGATCTTTCCTCAAAATAATCCTTCTCTATGAATGGAATTACTTTTCTTGTGTATTCTTCATCATGAATTAGATTGTTGAGTATCGTTAGAGGTACTCTTTCACTCACCATAACTAAACTCTTTCTTAGATACCTCGTCTAGTGCTTGCATAATCTCATTATCAAAGTATTTCTCTGGGTTAGAGTATACTTCTTTAGCATACACCTTCTTGCCTTTGATTTCATATCGATTGCCAACCTTCTTGATAACATCATGTTTCTCTGCAAGATCTAGTAGACCATAGTACTTGTCAAGACCACGTTCATCATAGAATAGTCGTATTTTTACTTCTTTATTCTCTTTACTCAACCTCGATTTGATAGTCTTTGCCTTGATAATGTTTCCAACGACTTCCGTTCCATCCTTCTCTTTTGCTTTGCTGAGATAAATGATTGTACTCGCTGCATACTTGAGTCCCGAACCCCCTCCCATCTCTTTAGTTGGTATGTAAGCTCCGATGACATCGTACGTATGGTTTGTGACAATAAGTGGGACATTTGCTTGACCTAATTTGAGTGTTAGCATTCTAAATGCACCTTTGACAAGTTGGGATTTTGTCATGTCTCTAACATTCTTGTCGTCTAGTGCATCACGTATTTCTTTCTCTGTAGAAAGCATACCTAGTGAGTCTAATACAAACAGACAAGGTGTGCGTTCTTCTATTGGTTTATCTAGATATATGTCTAACGCTTTGAGTGCCTTGTTACGGAACTCCTCTACAGTGACAACCTCAATATGTCCAACCCTTTTTGTGTCTATGTTCCTAGACTCAAGTAGTTCTTTATTGACAGCACTCTCAGTATCGAAATACAGAACATAACCATTAGGGTTATTGTCCAAAAAATTCTTGACAACTGCGAGGGAGAAGAAAGTTTTACCAGTTGACGTTTCACCAGCAATAGCAGTAATGCGACTACTAGAAACACCGCCAAGAATAGACCCACTAACGAGTCCATTAAAAACATATGATCCAGTGTCGATATACGTCTCAGTATTTTCTTTATCGGATGCAATTTTTGCATAGTCCGAACCTATCTCCTTTACTATCTCGTTCAATAAATCCATAATTAAATACCTAATAATTTGCGTTGGCGTTCAAAGTAACCATGTAGTATCCAAGAACTACTGTTCATCTTGTCAGTGCCACCAATACCCCATTCAAATACCACTCTAGGGTTATTTTGAAATTTGTCAAGTTCTGGTGTGTTACCTTTGATGCGATCACCACCATTACAGAAGATAACCTGCTCTGCGATGTCAAGACACTTGTCTATTGCACCACAGGCAGAGTCATCATCATCATCCCATGATATCACAGCGTCAACCATGTCTAAATGACGTACAATATCTGCACGTTCTGTCCAAGATTGAAAGTATTGACCTTTCTTTCTTGTCAACCACGGATCACCATTCAATCCTACCACAAGGTAGTTTGATAGGTCTTTTGCCCTTGCAAAATATTGTATGTGACCACTGTGTATTGGGTCAAATCCACCTGTCACCAGACTAATCTTATCAAAAAACATTACTTCTTAAAGTATTTGTTTATCACGTCTATCTGATCTTGATACTTAGCAATAATATTCAATTCAGTTTCTATTGCCTCTGTGATATCGGAATGTTCTCCAATACCTGCAGGGTTAGTAAGATAGACTTCTACATTTGCCACATGTTTTTGGATATCTCCTTGTGCATGTGCTATGAGTGCTCTAATTAGTTGTTCTCTCATTAGATAACCATCCCGTATTGTTCTCTAAGTATTTTTTTGTAAGGTCCGTTAGGATTTTCTGCCCTAACTTCCTTCACAAGTTTCAGTTTTTGATACAATGAAGAAGATCCTCCCAAAGTCAAAGCGTTGACAATGACAGTAAGTTCTTTATCGTCGATAGGTAATTCCATTTAGTAGTAGTGTCGTGTACATTATAGCATCAAACAAAGAAAGAGTCTAGGGTTGCAATCTTTTCGACTGACCAACCAATAGCATCCAGTATCGCCTTTAGTGGTTCGATAAATGACTTATCAAACTGTAAATCGTAATCAATATAAGGTGCTAGACCTAGTTCTACAGGGAAATCGTTGATGAATGATATAACATTCTCTCGTATCGGGTTCGGAGTTTTTAGATAACAGAATCTAATTTTCTCACCGTTGTTGATTACATTATATTTACCCAACAAATTTCTCTGCTTCAGATAATGATTGAATAAAAGTGCTCCTCTGACATGTATTGGTGTTCCTTTCTGGTAGATAGTCAAGTGACTCCTATACTTTGCAACATTGTTACAAGTTCTGGGAAAAGCAATATCTGCAGGGTTCATATTACGAAATTCCGTTCTCATCTTTTTAATATATTGCTGAACATTCTCTTCTGATTCATTCATAATGATGCTGATAGCATCTTTGATCATCTTACGACATGGTGCAGGGGTAGATGACTTGACTGCTTCGATACCCATCATCTTTAGTTTGGGTTCAGCAAATCTAACTCCCTCTATATCCCATGCATTGAGCATATATCTTTTCTTTGCTGTCCATATACCACGTTCAGCGATGGTTTCTCGTTTCATGAACATCTTTTGCTCGTATGCATTTACATACGTCGCCAACGCTTCGTAAGAATCCGAAATATATTTTTCAAGTTCCACTTTACAGACCTTATCAAGGAACG